AGGCGCCACTGGAGTGCAAGGAGCTACTGGCGCCACCGGCCCCGAAGGTGCCACAGGAGTGCAAGGTCCAACTGGAGCCACTGGTAATCAAGGTGCCACTGGTGCGCAAGGTGCTACAGGCGTTACCGGCGCAACGGGGCCACAGGGAGCCACGGGCGTTGGAAGCGCAACCGCCGATTACCAAGAATTTACGAGCAGTGGCACTTGGACAAAACCCGCTGGCGTCACCTCTGTGTATGTCGAGTGCGTGGCTGGTGGTGGCGGAGGTGGTTCAGGGCGACAAGGAGCTAGTTCAACTGTTCGCTGTGGCGGCGGTGGTGGTGGCGGCGGCCTTTGGGTGAGTCGCTATATGCCTGCTTCCATTGTTGGCGCAACTGAAACAATTACGGTCGGCGCTGGTGGAACCGGAGGTGCGGCACAAGCAACGTCAAATACAAGTGGGAACGCTGGCACGGTTGGGGGCGGTTCTTCTTTTGGTTCTTTGGTACTAGCGGCCCCGGGTAATCTTGGAAGTGGGGGAACAAACGCAACAGGCACTGGCGGAAACGCAAGCTATGCAGGATCAGCCGAACCAATCTTTGGTGGTTCTGGCGCATCCGCAAGCACTACTGGCAACACTGGAGGTACTGCATCAAGATCCAACCTGGGTCCAGGGGGCGCTGGTGCCGGAGGAGGTATTACAACAGGTAATATCTATACCAATGGTGGCTCAGGTGGGCAAGGTTTCAGTCACCAAAAACAAAACTCATATATAAATAGTGGCTTTGGCGGCGGCGGTACCCTAGGTAGCGGATCTTCTGGTGGAGACGGCCCCACTTACGGAGACGGTGGTGGCGGTGGTGGTGCTAGTGCAGGAACTGCCACAAGGGCAGGTGGTGCTGGTGCTTTCCCTGGAGGAGGGGGAGGAGGAGGAGCTGCATCCTTAAATGGCACTGCTTCAGGTGCCGGTGGTGCAGGCGCTGCCGGTGTTGTTCGTATTTGGAGCTGGTAACGATGCAGTACGCAATTCTCAATGCCGAAGGTCAGTGCGTCAATCGCATACTTTGGGATGGTGTCTCTCCCTGGAATCCCCCAGAAGGATGTCAAGCTGTTCCAGACCCCGATGGCACCTATTCATTTTCGACAGGCTCTTCGGTGGATGAAGAAGAAAGCAATGATCTGTAGACTGTCATAGCCTGAAAAAAATTACTGGTTTCAATGTTAAAACCTGGCCTTCATTTACTGGGTTTATTTCATACACAGACAACACTTAGCTATTCGCATTGTGCCTTCACTGGCAAAGTCTTGCGTTTTCCCAAGATGATGCAACGCTTTGGTTATGAAGTGATTGAATATTCCAATTACGGCAGTGAGTCAACAGCGGATGAACACGTTGAAATACTGAATAAACAAGAATTTCAATCCTTTTTTGGCGAACGAAAAACTACCGATTTTTTTGGCGACCATGCCTGCGTTGGCAGTCCCGCACATCAATTGTTTGAAGAACGCTTGATCGTCGAACTTCGCAGGCGCTTAAAGGACAAAGATATTATTTGCCATCCTTTTGGGCATGCACATCAAAGGCTATTGGCAGAATTTCCAAATCATCATCACGTTGAAACTGGCATTGGCTACCCAACGCTAATGCCCGGCTCTTTTCGCATCTTTGAATCATACGCATGGATGCACTATCACCAGGGGAAAGAAAATCGACAAGGCAAAAACTATGAATGGGTGGTGCCCAATTATTTTGATTTAGACGATTGGGAGCCAAAAGAAGAAAGTGGCGACTATTTAGCTTTCCTTGGCCGCATTTGCAGCGCCAAAGGACTAGACACCATTCGTGCCATTGCCGATTACAGTCCTTGGCCCATTATTCTCCATGGACAAGGAGATCCATCCCCTTGGGAACACCCCAACATTTTTTACGAAGGTCCCATCTCTGGCATAGAGCGTTCCAACTTTTTGCGTAATGCACGAGCCGCATTGATGCCAACTAACTTCACTGAGCCGTTTGGCGGCAGTGGTGTAGAAGCAATGCTGTGTGGCACGCCATTAATTGCCGTTGATTATGGTGCATTCACAGAGACCATTGTGGAGGGCGTCACTGGATTTAGGTGTCACACGCTCCAAGATTGGATTGACGCGATTGAAAAAGCAGGTAATCTTGACCGAAAACAAATTGCTCGTATCAGCAGAGATCGTTATAGTCTGGAAGCCTGCGGAGAAAAATACGACAAGATTTTCCAGGATATCAACGCATTGTGGGATAAGGGTTGGTACAAATTGCGGGAAACGGGCTCTATTGACTATATACATCTAGATACAGAAGAAAGGCCCTTTGCTAAACGACTTGCTCGTTGGATTGATAATCATTGGACTAAGCCCAACCTTCTTATCGATCTTGGCTGTGGTCCAGGCACTTATGTTGAGTGTTTCAATGAGCTAGGGATTGAAGCTATTGGTTACGACATTGATCCTAGGGTTGAAGGGACTCCTAATTTGTTTTGCGAAGATCTATTAAGCGTCGAGCCGAAAAGAAAAGCAGATGTTGTCCTCTGCATGGAAGTAGCAGAACATATGGACAGCTCCAATAATGAAGAGATTCCCCAAGCAATTCTCAGATGTCTTCGACCAGGGGGATTTTTAATTTGGACGGCAGCCGCCCCTGGGCAAGGCGGTGTTGGCCACATTAACTGCCAACTAAAAGAGTATTGGAAGGAACTTTTTAGCCGCACACCTGGTTTGTGTCACATGCCAGAGGTGGAACAGGCCCTAATCAAAGACATGCAAAATGGGTACCACATGGGCTGGTTCACTCAAAACTTATTGGTTTACTGCCAGCAATAAACAGCAGGCATTGGCTTTGCGCAAACACTGAAGCCCGGAGAGGGTAGCTAATATCTTGCTTTCCATCGTTTCACTATGGCAGCTAAGAGCAAGATTGGCATTAGCGGACAAAAGCTGTTCTCTCCCGGCAAGCCCAAAAAATCTCGGCAGGGAAATGGTAAAAATAGCAAGGCTAGCCATGGGCGCAAGCTTCGTAAGGGGCAGGGCAAATAAATCAAGGGCCGAAAGGCCCTTTTCTTTTGGTAGTACAATAAAAGGAAAGCGCAATTATCATGGGACAAATTATTGCAGGCGGAGAACAGTTTGAAACTCATATTGAAGCAGATTATCGTGGCAAAATTTTACAAAAAGGACCAGACAGTGGAAGCGTAGATGCTTTTGGAAGACAGCGGACCAGTGCTCCTTACACGCTGTTTGATAGCACAATGCGCTATGACAAGCGTCCTGATCAATGGTTCGACAGCATTATTGGTAGCGGCACTTCCACATTCTTGACGCATCAAAGCAGTGTTGCAATGAGCACCACCACTGCATCGGGAGACACTGTTCTTCGCCGCACTAAACAGAATTTTCCGTATCAAGCCGGCAAAAGCATGATGCTTTTGCAAAGTTTTGTTGGCGCTCCGCTTGCTTCTGGCCTCATTCAAGAAGTGGGGATTTTCAATGATCAGAATGGCGTGATGCTACGCGCTAGTGGCACTACTGTGCAGTTTGTCATTAGAAGTTATGCTTCTGGCTCCATCAATGAAGATGTGGTGAATCAAAGTGATTGGAATATTGATACACTTTCTTCACTGGATTTTGCCAAGGCGCAAATTTTTACTGCTGATTTGGAATGGCTGGGAGTGGGGCGTGTTAGGTGTGGCTTTGTCATTGACGGAGAAATAGTTTATTGCCATGAGTTTGAACACTTCAATGCATTAGATAGCGTTTATATGACAACGGCTATTTTGCCATTGTCCTATCGCATTCATAATGCTACTGCTCAAGCATCTTCCGCGACAATGAAGCATGTGTGTTGCAGTTTGCTAAGTGAAGGCGGCTATGAGCCAGATGGTGCCATTTATTCAGTTAGTCATGATCTTTCAACAGTGCCCAATACCTCCGGAGAACGCATCACTGCCGGTATTCGCATGGCTAGTGGCCGCACTGGTAATGTCATTCTTCCCGTGAGGATTTCTACAACCACTGCTTCTAGTGATGTGGTGTTGTGGCGACTACGATTGAATCCTACTCTTTCTGGCGTTACTTGGAGCGCAGCCAGCAATGGTAGGGGCAATGTAGAAGTGACGACAAGCGGCACTGCCACGGGGGGCACTGTGATTGATTCTGGTTTTGTCAGTCAGGGCAGTGCTAATAACTATGCAGTAGCAGAAGCCATTCGCTTAGCGCTGGGGCAAAACGCCTCTGGCGTTAGCGACACGTTGATTCTTACCGTGGACACTGACGTGAACGCTAAAGCTTTAGGCATGATTGGCTGGGTGGAAGTGGTTTGACCAGCTAAATTAAGGGCTCTTGACTTTTCTTCCATGGATTCCTTTGAGGACCAGTGGTACAAGCAGCAAGTGGATCACATCTCTGATGCTCTTCAAGAGCTTCTCGTTGACGATGATCCCGCTGTCGCCATTCAAGGATTAAGGGAAGCTATTGCTACCTGGGAAGACTACCACGAAAAAGAACTGGCTAAGTGGAAGCGCCTCAGGGCGCTTCTGAATTGGGAAGCTGGTACGTAATCCGCAATTCCCCTCCTAGCGCCTTTACGGCCTCGCTAGCGTCCGCTGGCGGGGCTTGTTCAATGAGAACTGACGGAACAATGGCATTAGGAAGAGGGGTAACCTTGGCTTCTGGATAAAGAGAGCGAGCTTTCTCTGCCAATGCATTTGCCTTTGTTTCTCTCTCTTCTTTTTCCCATTGTTTGACGAGAGTTGCAGCTTGCTCGTCTACTTTCTCCATAACAATTTTCGTCTTCCATTCTGCCCAATCTGGCCTGCAATAAGCCATGAGCATTTTGAACCATGGTTGCAAAGCGAGAGAGGGCCGCTTTTCAGCGACCCATAAGCCTAGTTCATAACAGAAAGCATTAAACCAGGATTGCTTGCTCATTTGCTATTTGCGAATGGCGAATGACTAGCCTTCTTGAAGCACGGAAATAAAGATTGCGCCAGTTTTGGCGAGGGGCAGAATCTTATCGCGAAGATCAACATTGTGACAACGCACACAACCATGGGTGGGAACTAGTGGTTGCTTGGGAGCCCATGCACCAGGCCAGCCATTTGCAGAGCCGCCACCATGCACCATGATTCCTGCCCTACCATTGCCTGCCTCTTGGTTTTCTAGCTCCACCATGTCGAAGCTATACCAGCCATAAGCCATGAGAGTGCGATCATAAGCAGGTTTGTCGCCTACTTTCTCATAGTCTTTATAAATGGCGCCAATTTTATATAGACCAGGAGGCGTGTCTGAATTTGTAATCTTCCATTCAAAATCACTATATTGACCGCGAGCAAGGCAAGGGATTTCCCAGAGAAGCTTTCCTTCGAAAGAGAAAGCCTTCATAGTTTCAACCGCATCATTCACAATCAAATGTGAATCACCTTTCTTGAAACCAAAATCTTGCGGACGTTTCTTGGGACCAATCATGATTGTTTTCGTAGATTCTGGAGCGTATTCCTTCATTAATCCTGATAATTTTGAAGGATAGGCGGGATCAGTGGCATACGATTGTTCTTTAAGCATGCGAGCCGCAGCGTAACGATTTGGCGCATGATTAACGCCTTTAAAGTGGCGATAATCCTTATACCATCGAGTGACTAAGTATTCAATGCATGCAGCGAGACTAGGGAAATCAAGAAAGCCAGCTTTAATGGTCACCCACTGACCGTCGTACCATTCCTGCGTGGAAGTGGTGGTGCCATCACCCTTGATGCCTAGGTAGTTATGGCGGCCAGACGTATGCTTTCCAAAGCCGCTTTCAAGGCAGCATTGCGCAGCGGCAAGCTCGGGATAGCGAGCACCGTACTGGCGAGCGAGCTGGAAGCATTCGTCCCAGAACGCTCGATTAGAAGACCACACGGTCTTAGCCTTTCACGCGGAAGATAGTCTTCAGGCCTTCCAGCAGAAGCTGGAGCACGTTATTGCTTTTCCAAGGGGAACGATCAAGAATTTGATCAGCAGCAGCAATAAGAATGCCACCAATCACAAACCATTCTGCGCCGCTCATGATGAACAATGCAAGGGAATTATGTAAATAGCCTAGCGCTCAATCTCCAAATTCCGCACTCTGCTTTCCATTTCTCCCATCTTGTCAGTGAGAGTGCTGAGTTTTTCTGTGACAGTTTCAATTTGTACGGCCACTCTTGCCTGTTGAGTGCCCACTGCGATAAGCATGGCGCCAGTTGACAGGAGCATGCCAGCCGTGATGGTGGCTACAAAATTTGCAAGGCCGTCCTTGAAACTGTCCATAGCCATCAGTCAATAAAAATATTCTACAAAATTCACGGGCAAATGTTTCGCGTTAGATTGTGGTCACGACAATTTAATAGTGCCATGCTTAGAGCGAATGGTCCCGATGAGCTGTTGCATTCTCTCATTGAACTTCGCCCTGGTGACGCAAAACGTAGATTTCGTAAGAGCATTTTTGAAGACTATTT